TCCCCACTGCTGGCAGGGCGCCATCACCCTCTCGCCCGCCAGCTTTGCCAAGCTCAACATCGACGGCCGCTCCGCAGGCGACGAGGCCGTGATTACCATCCGCATCAACGGCAACCGTTGGGACATCCTTGCCGAGGACTACCGCGACACCCGCAAATTTATCGGCCACACCTACACGGTCACCGGGCGCAGCATCACCGCCAAGCTGGGCGCCGACTACGCCAAGGGCAGACACAGCAAGTACGACGCCGCCCGCTACGCGCGACAAATCGCCGACGAGCAGCTCAACCTGCTGCCCTACCGCATCGCCGCCTGGGAAGCGGTCGATTGGCTCATCCCCGGCGATACCTACGCGGTGAGCGGGCAAACGCCGATTGAGGTCATTGCCGACCTCGCCCACGCCGCCGGGGGCTTTGTCGAGAGCCACCCCTACGAGGCGCAGCTATTCGTGCGCCCCGTGTGGCGGCAGGCGGCATGGGCAAAACCAACCCCGGCGCTGACTATCCCTGCCAACCTCATCCTCTCCGTGTCTGGCCAGCGCCGCATCAGCGAGCGCTGCAACGCGGTACGCCTGACGCCTGCGGCCGAGCAAATTGGTGGTGCCAAGGCCAAGGGCGGGCTGGTCTATCGTGAGGGGACAGACCAGACGCCGGAAGCATCCACCCTGACCCATGCCGCCTACACCGACACCGACGTCATGCGCGCCGCAGGCATCCATGCCCTCTCTGAGACTGGCACGCACAAGATTGAGACCGTCACCCTCCCCTGGGCCGAAAAATACCAGCTGCCGCTAGCCGAGCTGGGGGCGGTGTGGGCGATCGCCGAGGCCGGGCAGACGTGGCAGGGCATCATCAAGGGTGTATCGGTGGCGGTCGAGCTGGATAACGGCGCGCCGGTGTTGACGCAGACCGTCACCATTGATCGCTATCTGGGAGACTGACATGAGTAACATCAGACAGCAGCTGATCGACCTCATCAACCCCAAGCACCGCGCCGTCGCCAAAATCGTCGGCGGCAAGGGCGCGGACACGTGGGTAGGGGAGACCCCATCCGGCGGCGTGGTGGTCATCACGGGACAGACGCAGATTGGCGAGAGCGTCTATTTTGACGCCGTGACCCTGCGCATCGAGGGCAAGGCGCCGGATTTAGACTGGCAAGAAATCAAAATCTAATCCAGCAGGTCGGTGAGGTGGTTGTCTAATCGGGCAATCTGTATCAAGAGCGCAACAATACTATTACGCCAAAATTACGCCAAATTGAATACAACAAACTGATTTAATTGTATTGTAATCAGCCTTGACATGGTGGGGAGCAAGTCGCCGAGTGCGCGCCAGATTGGCGAGCAATGGCGCGCCTTCGACGGCAAGTTCCGCCAGCTTGGCGAAATGCAGATTCACCAGATTACGCCTCAGCATTTGACCGACTGGCGCAACCGGCGTTTGACGGAGGTTTCTGCAGGGACGGTGCTGAAGGAAATCAGCCTGTTTTCTTCGGTTTTCAGTTTTGCGAAGAAGGAGTTGTTCGCGCTTGATGAAAACCCGTGGTTCGCTATTTCCAAACCGACACAGCCTAAACCACGACTGCGACGCATCAGTACGGATGAACTGGCATCGCTCATGGCAGCCGCAAGGTATGAGGAAGGGATGCGCCCTAAATACACGCGGCATTTTGTCGCGTTGATGGTGTTGTTCGCTATCGAAACAGCAATGCGCGAGGGTGAGATTTTAGCGATGCGGCGCTCAGATGTGTTTGGAAATTATGTGCATGTGCCACGGTCAAAGAATGGCCATGCCCGCGATGTTCCTTTATCAAGCGCAGCACGGGCGATTCTTGATTTGTTGCCCGAAGGCGAGGTGTTTTTCCCGATTACTTTAGACGCTTTCAAGGCGTCCTGGCGCCGGATTAAGGCAAAGTCGGGCGTTGTTGATTTGCGCTTTCATGACACGCGCCACGAGGCGGCGTCGCGCATGGTACGCGATCGCAAGTTGCCGGTTCATGTGTTGGCCAAAATCACCGGGCACCGGAAAATAGAGGTGTTGGTCAACACTTATTACAATCCGTCTGCTGACGAGATTGTAGATATGTTCAACGGCTAGCTTTCCCGTTTTCGACCGCGCCTGTGTACGGTGCGCATGATTTCTGCGGCGCGCCGAGGGTCGTAAAGCGCTTTGCCCGTCGTCCCTTGGTTGATGTCTGCGAGTTTATCTCGGATGGTTTTGGTGGATACGCCGTAGTAAGCAGCAAGTTGTGCCGCTGTTGCCAGCGCGTCGTGCTGCTTGAGTTCGATAACGACACCTCCGGCGATTCGCTCCCCCAACATGACAGTTGGCGGTGTCTCGGCCTCCACCGTAATTATGTAGCGCTTCATTTATCCCCCAATAATGCCTTTGCGTGCTGCAGGGCATTTTCTCTTGTCCGATGTACCAACCCTTTTCCCAGCAGGGCGATGTCATGTTTACACCCGCACCATATTCCAGATAATGCGTAGGCATCGCTACCTTTAACCTCCGGATAGTAGTAAGGAAAGTGTTCCGGCGGTGCAGTTCTTTCCGGTGCGGGGTAATGGATGATGCGGCGGACGATTTTGCCTTGCCTCATGGTGTGCCTCTCATTTCATCTCTGGTTGCATTTTTTTGGGGTGCTTCGCGTTGTGCGTTGTTGTAAAAGGTATTTTTCTTTTCATCGCTCATGTTTTGCTCCTGTTATTCGGGAGCCGCTTACGGCGGCAAGTCGGCATCGTCAGCGGGGGAGAAAAGAAGCACCACATGTGGAGAACCAAGAAAACCCTCGCCCGATGCTGCGGCGGTTTTTTCGGACACTCGCCGCTTGTCCGTCTTTCAACTTAAGGTGTGAGTTATTCCCCGTCGGTTTTCCTTGCCGCCGTCCGCGCCAGCCACGCATCCCAGCGGTCGAGATTGCGCCCGGTGATGGTGTCCCGGTATCCGGTCTCAGGGTCGTAGTGGCGCGGGTCTATGGGTAGCAGTCCGCATTATTTTTGCCATGCCTCAAAGGCTTCGCGCTCGGCGATGATGTCCACTTTCTGCGCGTTCGCTTTGATGCGGTCGCATGCCTTTTCCCATTCGGTTTTTTCTGTCATTGAGTTCTCCGGTCTCAACCGTCACCATTTCGATGACGGTTCATCGTTCGTTACGGTTTAATTCCCCCGTTTTCGGGGTATTTGGTTCAAAACGGGATTGTCGGGTCGTCGAAGTCGTCCTGCGCTGGTGGGTTGTATTGCGGCGCGTTGTTCTGTTGTGGCTGCTGTTGCTGATGGCCTTGCCCACCGCGTGAACTGTGGTCATCATGACCACGGTTGCGCGCTTCTTTCTCTGCTTTCGTCGTCAGCATCTTTAGCTCGCGCACGTGGATTTCGGTGATGTAGCGGTCGTTACCGTTCTTGTCCTGATATTTCCGCGTCTGGATTTTGCCGTCGATGTACAGTAGGTCGCCGACGTCCACATAGCGCCCGATGATGTCTGCCAGCGGGTTATAGGCGACGCAGTTGAACCATTCGGTTTTTTCTCTCGGCTGTCCGCTCTGTTTGTCATTCCATTTTTCCGTCGCCGCCACGGTGAAGTTGGCAACGGGGTCGCCGTTTGGCATGTAGCGCACTTCGCTTTTGCCCACGCGGCCGATAATTTCTGCCCGGTTCAGCATGTTTGTTTCTCCATTTCAGCTTCCAGTCGCGCGACAAAGGCGCGCAGGTGTTTTTCCAGCGCGGCGATGATTTTTTCGTCGCGCTTGACGTTCAGTATCCACGTGGTCTGCGGGGTGTAGTCGGGGTGGTAGCTGACGAAGTCCCAGCTGTCGTAGCCCGTTACCAGCAGCCCGCCTTGTACTTGCAGCAGGTATTCCCGTGGCATGACACCTTCGAGGATGTAGCGGATATGGGTGGACAACTTCGGGCTTTTGATTTCCAGACCACGGCGCAGCTCCGGCATGATTCCGTCGGGGGATGCCATGACGCTGCGGCTTTCGTCGAGGTACACGCCGCCGATCTGGGTAACGCTGTTGCCGGTGGCAAACTCGTAGGCCAGACGCGCCTGTGGTTCGAGTTCGCTGCCGCGTGTCATGTCGGCGCTGGTGTAGCTGTCGGCAGGCTGCCCGGTGATTCGTTCGGCGATGAGTTCGGCGAGGTAGGCGGTGCGCTGTTCGCTCGCGGCTCCGCTGTTTGTCATGATGCGTTTGTACTGGCTGGCGGTCGGGATACCGAGGCGCGCTTGGCGCCAGGCATCGCTTCCTTGTTCGCAGTCGAGGGTGATGAGGTTCATAGCGGGATGTCCTCGCCGGGTTCGTAGCTTCCCTCCGGTGCGGTTTCTGCTTCGGGCTGCACCGGGGCAGGCGGTTCGGCGGCCGGGGCGTGTTTGCGCAGCGTGGCGATGAGTTCGTCCGCCTTCTTCGCCGCCATGTCTTCCATACGGGCGGCGCCAACAAAGGCCAGCATCTTCCCTTCTTCTTTCCCGGTGCGTGACAGCAGGTCGCGCAGTTCGGCGATTTGTTCGTCGCTGGCCAGCACTTCAGCAACGGCCGGGCGTGGCGCATCGGCGGTGCGCTCGGCTTCGTCCGGGTCGGCGATGCCGGAAAATCCGAAGGCGTAGCGTGCCGCCTGGATGGTCGCTTTGTGGCGCAGCATCCGGTTTGGCCATTGTCGCCACGGGTCGGTGTTACGTTTGCACTCGTCCATGTATTCGGTCATTTCCACCGGGTGCGTTCGGTCTTTGCGGTAGATGCGGCAGGTAACGGCGCGCAGGGCACCGCTGTCATCGAGGGTGTCGCGAAACTCCATGCCGTCAAAATCCGGGTGGCTGTTGATGATTTTCAGCCAGCCGTCAATGGACACGATGGGTTGCACGCCGCCACCTTTCGCCGGGAAGGCGTAGATTTCTTTGGTGATCGGATTGAGCTTGTACTCTTTCGCCACCATGAGAAACGCGGTGATTTGTTCGGGGCGCACGTTCGGCGAGGGCATGATGGTGCTGGCCAGCACGTCGCTGAAGGCTTTGATGTCTGTCGTGCCTGCAATGGCGGCAACGGCACTTAGTACGTCATGGGGGACGGGCAGATTCATGTTCAGGCTCCTCGGTTCAGTTTGATTTCCGCGCGCAGGCTGTTCTTCAGGTTGTTGGCAATCGCTTTGGCGTTGGTGAGGGTGGTGTTCATCTTCACGGTGATGATGTACTCCAGCACCGGTTCGTCGTGCGTCGGCTCTGGCATCGGTTGGGGTTCTGTTGTCGCTGCGGTTCCCGCCTTCGCCCGTTCTTCTGCTGCTATTTTTTCGCGTAGTTCCGCCTCTGCTTTGGCGGCGGCTTCTGCTGCGATGCGGGCTTTTTCTGCCGCCTGGCGCTCGTCGTCGGCGGCAATTCGGGCGGCAATGGCGTCTTCAAAACCGCTATCCAACGCAAGCAGGTCGTCGAGGTCGGCGAACAGGTGCAGGCGGTCGGCAGGGATTTGCGCGTAGCGTGCTTGCATGTACGCTTCGGTTTTGCCGATGAGTGCCGTCCAGTTCGCCAAGACTTCGGCGCAGCCCTTCTCCAGTCCGGCAAGTGTTTTTTTGCCTTTGGTCGCTTCGGCCAGCACACCGTCCAGCTCGTCAATACGCAGCACTTTGCGCATCGCTGCTCGCAGGCGGACATCGCATCCGGCAAGCGCTTTGTTGATGCCTTCACGGGTGCGGCTGGTGATTTCTTCTTTGACTTTTGTCTTCTGCGCTTTCACCCGTTTGTCGAGGGCAAGGCGGGTTTGTGCCAGCAGCTCGATGATTTCGTCGGTGGTGTCGAGTAGTTTGCGCACGTCTTGCGCTTCGGAAAGTGCAGCATCGCGTGCTTCCTTGATGGCGTCCTCGGCGTTTTTGAAGTCTTTGACTTGTTGCTCTGCGGTGGCAAAATCCTCGTCGGTCTTGAGGTCGGTATTGACCTTGGCGATTTCGGCGCGGACGCTTGCGGCCACGTCGTCAATGTTGCTGGCGACGATGGCGGATTGGATTTTCAGGATAATTTCTTGCACAGCTTATTCCTCGGTTTCGATTTGTTTCAGGGCAAGGCGCAAAGCAGCGCGCGCTTGCGGGTCGTCTTCCATGTCGATGGCGTCACGGATGGTTTGGGCGTCGTAGTTCATGCGGCTTTTCCACCGCCTAGGTAAGTGAGCAATTCTGCGAAGGTGGCAAATTCGACGGAGTCTTCCCTCACCCCTTCTTTGTTGAAGCAAGTGAGTGAGAAGTAGCACCCGCTACCTTTGTATTCCCCCATCATGATGTGAGAATAGAAACCGTTGTCGTGAGTAAAATCTACGGAGACAAAATCCTCGTTGTAGGAGGCGGTGAATCTGTCAGCATCTGCGAGACGGTTATGCAGAGCCGCGACTTCTTTGTCGAATTTGCGGGTAATCATTGTTCTGTTCCTTCGATAATGGCCTCCGCCTCTGCGCGGATGGCCTCTTTCATTTCGCCGAAGTCGGCGAATACTTTTGATATGCCGCCGTCCATGCTGTAGCCGTATGGCTTTGGGTTGGCTTTGACCATGTCGATGCTGAATATCCGACCCAGCATTTGTACTCGCACCTGTGAGCCAGTGGGGGTTAGCTCTGCCGCGATATGCGCTGCCTGCGCCGCTGTTGGTGAGAATAGCGCGACCAGTTCTGCTGTCTCGCGGGTGTAGGGGATGCTCATGGGTTTCTCCTTTTCCCCGCACAGGCGGGGGTGTAGTGGGCGGCACACTCGTGCCGTATTTGTTCGGGGGTTAAGCGCGGGGCGTGGTCGATTTCCCACACCGCCGCATCAAGGGCAGCGTCGAAGAAGAGGAAGCCAGCGGCGGCAAGTGCCAGTACGAGGATGGTGTTCTTCAGGGCGGTCATGCGGCACACCCCCAAGATCTGGTTATGTTGAGGATGGGCTTTATGTATTCCTCGACGATGAAGGCGGCGGCTTCTGCTACGGTTTCGCCTTCTTCCGGCGTGGCGTCCAGCTCGGCATGGCGCAGATAAGAAGGTACTTTTACGTCGCCGAAGTAGTCGGTGTAGGTGCCGGTGTACACCTTGCCGTCGCTGATGCTGACAATGACGGCGCCGCTTTCGCCGCCGTCGTCGTATTCGTTCCACAACCACACCGCGCCGCTTTCGGTGAAGCGGCAGGCGTTGCAGTCTGCTGCAGCGATGATGTGGTCAAGGGTGATTCTTTGTTGTCCCATCTTGTTCTCCCCGCCCCGTGGGGCGTTGTTCGTTTCGATGGGAGGCAGTTTAATCACTTTAAGGGGTTAAAGCAAGAAAAATTACTTCGGGGAGTGGCTGTGATTAGTAATAATATGATTTTTAGGGTTTTATTTTCCCTAAAAAGAATTAAACCCTGGCTTTTCAATCACTTTGCCGCCTTTGAAACTCTATCTTCTTAGGTGTAATTTGCGCACAAATATCCATACTGAGGGCATAACAATGAGAAAAGCTCTAATCTTGGCCTTGGCATTGACAGTTGCTGCGGGTGCGGGTGCGGTCGCGTGTCGTGACTTCGACACGCAAGAGGAAGCGCAGCGCTACCATGAAGAACATGGTGGCAACACGCGGCTGGATGGGGATAAGGACGGGGAGGCGTGTGAATGCCTGCCCGGCGGTAGTGCTTACGGCAGCCAGAAGTGTAATAGGTAACAGTTTGCGGTAGCCGCGAATACAATAAGTGTCAAACTAAAGGAGTATGGGTATGGCCAGCGAACTGGCAGAGGAAGCAGCGCGCCTGCAACAGGCACCCGATGTGAGTGGGCAGATGGCAGAGCTGGATCAGATGATGTCCGTTGACAATAACAATAATTACTGGGTGGGACGTCAGCCGACACAAAGCCCCTTCGCTGATTTCAGGGGGATAGATACACCACCCCCGCAAACTGGGCGGACGTTGACAGATGCTGATATTCAGGCTGCCCTGCGCGACATCAGTCCGGTGCAAACCCAGCCGATGCCCGACCTGACCCAGCCGCTACTAGAGCCGACGGGACAAGGCGCGAAACAACCTTACAGCGCACAGTTGGCTTACAACACGCCGCAGACAAAAGCCTCCCCCGCACATCAGTACGGTTACAGCGGAACGGACTATGCAATTTTCTTTACGATAGCTCTTGCTATTGTTGTTGTCTTCTACTTTATCTTCAAAGGTATTCGCGCCGCATTCAAACGGCCCTTTGGCAAATTTACAGCAATAATACCTACTTTGCTTATCGGGGTTATCCCATTCTATGCAATATATAGCGCTTTTGCCGGATTGGCTAATGGCTTCTTCTATGTAAATCCCGCTATACAAATAACGATTTATATCATCGGATTATTGCTGGCAGTTAGATACATGAAAATGTGTTACCTCGTCCTCACTGAAGAAAAAGAAGAGGAGGAGGATAGCTGGGATATGACGCCCAAAGGGCTTACAGCGACGGAGCAAGACTTTTACAAACGCGCTTTTGCGTTAGTCAATATGGCATTGTCATTATGCCCGCTGCCGCGCCGTAAAATCATCAAGAAACTGGGAATGAATAAGCGCGCGCGAGGATATGTACATGGGCTGTTTCTTGGTGAATTGATACGGATGGGACTTGATATTGGCAGTAATCCAATGGATGCGGATAGAAAGATGAAGATTATCGGTGTTGCCTATTTGAAAATATTTGGCAACTCGGCAGGGAAGAATATCTTGATAATGACAATGAACGAGATGGGTAGAAAAGACTGGGAATATCAGGAAGGATGTGAGTCTGCATTGCGTGACCTGCAAGAATGCTTTGCGCATGGGCGGCCCGCGTTTACGCTACCTGAGATGCTGGTCACGACCACCTGAAGCCACCAAGAACAGAAAAGAGCCGCTGCACAGCGGCTCTTTTGTTACTAGGTTATGGGGCCCTCAACCGCCACCTAAATACCCTGCCGATAATCTCTATCTCGGCAAGAGAGACGATTTCATCCCGATATGCGGGTTCATCCTGATTAAAGCTGTTAATGCGTACTTTACCACCCGGCAGCAAATACAGACGCTTGACGCGGTACACATCATCATGGCGAAAAGCATAGATTTTGCCGTCGCGGATAGTGGTCTCGCCCTGGTCAATCCCGATAGTTGCGCCGTCCGGTATAACTGGCTCCATGCTGTCCCCCGTTAATGTACAGCAGGAGACGTTGCTGGGTGTAATGCCGTTGCGGTATAGGCTTGCCTTGCCGAAAGGCAGCTTGAAGCCGTTATAGTCTTCCATTTCTGTGCTTCCTGCACCACCCATCATGGCGATATCTTTGTAAAACGGCGCATAGTAATACTCATCTTCTGGTAGCGGGTCGTTGTTGCTCCATAGACGAAAAGAGCCAAAGTCCTTTGCATTGCTCTCTGCCTTTTCTATTTTGGTGGTGTCGCCATACTGCAGCTCATGGGGTGAAACACCCAGCACCGCTGCCATTTCCTCAAGGAAACGCGGACGTATCGTCTGCCCCGTCTCAATTTTCTGGATGGTTGTCTGACCTTTCCCCAGCTTTTCAGCAAGTTCTGCCTGTGTCATCCCCGCACGTTCGCGCAGGGTTCTGACGTTTTCTGCGAGCGACATTTTTACTCTCCGTGATTAAACAAAGTGTTACCGCGCGCAAATTACCACCACAAGTAATAAATAACAAAACCCTTTATCGGGTTTACAGCCATCTTAAAAGTGATTAAACTAACCTTTGCAATTACTTTAAGAGGTTTTATATGAGTGGCAACATCGTCCTCCGCGCTATCGAGGCATCCGGCGCAGGCACACAAGCTGGCTTTGGACGTCTGATTGGTAAGGCGCAATCCACCGTCTGGAAATACGTCAAACAGGGAGATTTCCCACTCCATGTTATCCCTGATGTTGAGCGTGTCACTGGTATCCCCCGTGCCGAACTTGCGCCCGACTTTTTTGCGGGTGGCGCACCCCACCGGCC